CTGCCTCCCCACCCCAACCTTGATATGTCTGCCACTCCTTGGATCCAACCTCACCGGGATTGGCGGTCTGAAAAAATGCCTTCATCTTCTTCTTTGCCACAGGGGTCAAGGCAATGCCTGCCGCAATGTCCCGCGCACGCTGCAGCCCGGCTGCGGTCATGCCACGTTGCCCGATTGGTGCAATCCTGCGAGCCTGCAGCGCAGCATTGGCAGCAGTGACCATCTCGGACGTCGGCACAAGTTCTGGTGGATCCTCGACGCGATAGTTTTCTAGATCTTCAGCCGGATCGACCACCAGATCGTCAGCCGGATCGACCACCATATCGTCAGCCGGATCAGCAGCTGGTGCTGTTCCTTGCTGGGTCAGCAGCATTTCTCCTTCCTGTGGTTCTGGGATGCCAAGCTCCTCATAGACCCATTTGCTCGACATCGGCAATCCAATCTCCGTGAGGATCTTGATGCGCTCTGCTGTTGCCTTCTGGTCTTTTGGAACTGGGATTTCAAGCGTTGCGTAGGGCATGTCTTCACTTGGCACCGCCCCGAAATTCAAACGAACGATTGCAGGAATCAGCTGGTTGGTGAAGATGTTGGATACCCACGTTGCCACTGATTGCAGGACCTCGGACCGGACGTTGGCATGAACGTCGCCCAGTGCCCGGCTGCCGCTGCTGCCAACGTCGGTGGTGAGCGTTTGCCCGAGCATCAGGATGTCACATGCCCTGTCGGCAACATCCATCAGGTGGGATTGTGGCATGGTTGTCGCAGATCCGGTGACACCCTCAAGAACGCTGAGTTTGACGTTGGGACCTGTGACAGCTGCACCGCTGCTGCCAATGCCCTCAAGCAGGTCCTGTGCCTTCTGCATTGCATCTGCAGACCCGTCTGTCTCGATGTGCCGCCACGGGATGCCGAACAGCTGTGCGTATTGCATCAGCCAGCCCATCCCGTAGATGGCGCCCAGCCAGTGCTTTGTCAGGCTGCGGAGGTTGCCGCAATGGATGGGGTGAATCCCTCCTTGCTGCCAGATCCCAATCAAGAACTTGTCGGGTGGGAAGTCCTCGAGGACATCCTGCGTCACCCCCTTTGGTGCGACCATCAGCCGGTCGATCTCCATCGAGTTCTGTGGATAGGAAAGATATTTTGCAGGCACCGGGCAATAGCACCTTGGCGACACGACGCCATTCTGCACATGCCAGAGGATCTCTAGCACACTGACACCTTTTGCGTAGGCATCGACCAATGCTTTGACCATGCCGCCCCCATCAAGCTCAAGATATGCCGGGCGGGGTGAGTAGGATTCGAGTGCACGCTCGACAACCTCGTGGATCCGCAGTGCTGCCGGTGTCGGTTCTTCCATCCCCTCGCGGATTGCAGGCGAGATGTGAATCGGCAATGAAGACACCGCACCCGAGACTTCGTTCAAACACTTCCGCAGCCGGGACCAAGAATCGAGCATCAGCCGGAACAGCCGGTCTTGGTCCTCAAGCCTGCCGGTCCGAACATTGCGCAGAATCGAGCGCACTTGCTCGGGTGTCACGTTGGCAAGGTCGAAGTCCTGCGTCCGGTATGATGCTGGCAGTGGAGTGACCACACCTTTTTTCTCGTCAGTCGTCATGAATCAGCCTTAGCACATGCGCTGTTCGGTGTAAATCCAAAACCATCCTTGCATTAAATATAAGGTATCAAATAGCATTGAACCCCTTCACCGCCCTCGGTCTGAACTCGGACTGTGTGGTGCTGACCACTGTAGCGCCACCCATTGCGCCGGTGATGCGTGAACCCATGACGATGCAGCCAAGCAGCGCATCTGCTCGGTCAGGCGATTTGATCCCGTGCATCGACATCTTCTCCTTCGATTCGCACCGCAGCTTTCCGGTCTCATTCCACTCGGACTTGCGGGTGGTCAACTGTTCAAAGGTTTTGCTGTCCAGTTGCCCGAGGTTGATTCTGCCACGTTCAATTTCTCTGGATCCAACATGCCAGACCTGTGCAATGAGGTTGGCATATTCATCCTTCTCGGTGCTGGTCTGACCGCCGTGGAACCGGTTGATGTGCCAGCCCATCTCTGCGAACTGGTCGATGAACCCGGTGCCAAGACCGTCGGCATCACCCCAAATCTGACCAGCCGACAGTTTCTCATCCTCGAACATGCGCACGAACTCCCTCGCTGCTTGGACGGTGTCGCGCTCGGTCCATGCCTTGATGATCCTTGCCTTGTTGCCACGCCGGATGCACAGGACGTTCTCGTCGCGCCCGGCTGCGAAGTCGCAGAAGGCAACAACCTCTCCAACCTCATTCTCTGGGGGCTGGGTGTCCAGAGCTGACCTGAGCGCCGGTGCTGATAGGACCAGCCGGTCGAGGTCCTCGGTGAACTCTGCCAGATGCTTTGACCTGTAGAGTGGGTGTTCGATCCCGTATTTTATCAGGTCCAGCTCCCTAGTTTCTGCGCTGATGTGGGGGCAATCTGTGCTTGGAACCTTCTTGGTCCAGTAGCGAGAGGCATTCTTGTGGAAGGAATCGTAGAACTGCCCTCGAGGGCTGCCGGTAGAGGACACCCACAGTTCATACCGACGGGTGCAGCGGTCGAATGCCTCGAAGATTGAGTCAGGGACTGTCTTGGCTTCGTCGATGATGAGGAACACGGGGTCTGTCTCGCCGTTGATCTTCGGATGGTGCCCTTCAGCCCTTCCGGCATTGTCAGTCGAGAACCCGAATGCGACCCCGCCAGCAGGTGTTCGGATCTCTGATGCCATGAACTCCCAGCCGGGGAACTTAGACCGAAACACCTTGATCGCTGGCATGAGCTGCTTCTCAATCTGCATCCACGACCCTGAGGTGAAGACACACTGCCCCTGTGGGAACTCATTGAGGAACCATAGAATCAGTGGCGCTACCAGCCGCGCTGTCTTGCCGGACCCGTTGGCTGCCACCACGCTGGTCGGCTGTTCCATTGCGACCGACTCCATCGCCTCGCATTGCCAGAAGTAGGGGATGATGCCCAGCTTACGAACGCTGAACTCTGTGGGTGACATCTTCATCAGACATCGATCAACCTTGCTGGGGCAGGTGGTTTGGTTGCGCTCGCCTGCGCCATTGAGACCAGCTGGGCGAGCTGTTCCTCTTGCTGCTGCCCCAAAAGGATGTTGACGGTTGAAGCATTCTCAATCCCTGTAATCTCTTGCTTGTCGGTTTGTCCAAGCATGTTCTTGCCTAGAAAGATGAGCATTGCAACATTTCCACCAAGCGCCATTTGTATCTGTTTTTGCCTAATTCTCGTTTTGCCATTTTCCCTGCCTTTTGCAATTACGTCCGCACAACGTCGATCTAAAGTATCGACTGAACACCCAACGAATGCAGCAATCTCTTTGTTGGGGCAGCCGATGCCAGCTAGCTTCTCGACCAACGCAGCGTCAACTTTGATCTTGGGTCTGCCGCCTTTTTTTGGTTTGTTCTTGATCATGGGTTTTTTCTCTTGCAAGTCGGTTTTGTTCGTTTATTCGTCGCGACATGGTAACGAAACTTTCTCAACTGATGGCGATGATTGAAGCAGGCGATTGGATTGCAGCGATTAAATTTGCAGCCAAGTTCCCCGACCTTGGAAAAGAGCGGGACTCTATTTTGCGCGCAAAAGATGCAATACATAATCCTGATTTCTACCGCCAGATTAAGAAAGATCCCGCAGCTCTTATCGAGGATGGAAAAACTGCTTTGGTTCGTAAGTATTGCCGCTGAGTTCATGGTTGTGCTGGGCCAGTGACGTTCCAGAAAAGCACTTTGCCGCTGCCCTTGTGTGCCTTGCATATCCGCCAAGCCTTTGCGTCGTAGAGCGGACAGCTTGGAAATGGCGGACGCTCCTTCAGAGCCTTGGAAAATGGCAAGCCTGCCTTGTGAATCTTCGCCCTCCCTACATCGGCGGGAGAAAGCGTTCGCCCCACCTCGACGACGTTGATGGATGCGCTCGGCCACGCCATACCTAGTGATCGAGCCAACACTCCAGATCCAGAGGCGCACCAGACCTCGTCAGGGATGATTCCAATTGATCGAGCGGCCTCGGCAATAGTGGCCAACGCAGCCGGGACATTGACGCCGAAAGGAACAAGAAAAGCGCCAGTCCTTGCGCAGTATTCCTTGGCTCTGGCTTGCACAACGCTTAGATAGCCGCACGGCACCTGCATCACTTTCGCACCCATGCGCTTCGCCTCAAGAGCGCGGTCATGAGGGGTCTTTCGCTTGGCGATAAAAATCGTCGCACGCTTGCCGAGCCGGGCCGCCGTGTGAGCGAGCGCGGTCTGCGCTCCTCCTTCGCACGGACTGGCATAAACAACCTCATCCTCCCCATCGAAAAGAACGGGGAGAAATCGAGCTTTCGTGCCGCCAAGGAAAAGATCGTCCCGGACAACATGAACGCCTTCATGGATTACGATTTGCGGTGTCATAGCTCCTCACCTAAGTCGGTGTTTTCTTCTGCGTTGATCTCGCCAAAGTCGCACTCGCCGCAGGCTGCGGTCGCCTTTTTGCCGTCGCCCTTGACAAACACCAAGACGTTCTGGTGCGTCTTGCCGAGCTTGCGACCGCTTGAGAACTGCTTACCGGCGCGGATCGGCAGCGAGCCGACGCAAGTAACAAGAATTGCCTCGTTGTAGAAGTGCAGCCCGGCAGCGCGGAAAGCCTCGACCGTGTCGCCAACGAAGTTGTAGTAGTTGCCTTTCTTATCGCGGACGTCTCCGACCACAAAGCAGGCAAAGCGATCCTCTTTTAGTCGACTGCAGGCCTTGGCAATGATCTCAAAGTAAACAGCGCGGAAGTCTTCGTAGTTCATTGTCGAAAGGTCGGCTGGGTCGTCTGAGTAGACCTCTAAGTCGGCGTATGGTGGGCAGGAGAAAATGAAGTCGGCGTCGACGTCAGCGCATACCTTGTCGATCGTGAGGCTGTCGCCACAATGCCAGACCGGCTGCGGATCGCGTGCGACGTCTGCTTGCGCTCGGTTAGCCTCGATCTGCTCGGCCCGTAGATCCATGCCGATGTATTGCCGACCACAATGGCTGGCAACGATCCCGCGCACGCTGCCACCGGCGAATGGGTCAAGCACGACGCCACCGACCGGGCTGAACCAGCGATAAGCAAGCTCGCAAAGCACAGGGTCGAAGATCGACGTGCCGCTTGCGGGTGCTCCATCCATCTCCATCTCGCCTAGAGTTAACCCTGCGGGACAAACTGACTTTTTCCCTGCCCACGCATCGCCGCCAGCATATTTCTCGTTGAAGTCTTGGCCTGCGCTGTTGCCGCCTCCGCCGGGTCGTGTCGATGGTTTACTCATGGTCTTGCCCCCCCCCCCCAATATGTGTTCTTTTTTCATTAGATCCTGTCCGAAGCATCGTGCTTTACCTTTCATTTGTTTATGTTTTTGAGTCCTGTGAGCCTTTGTCCGTCCTTAGAATATCCCGACACCATCACCGAGCCGCCGGGCGCTGCATGGTGGGATCCCTCGCCGCGTCCTAGCTCGGAGCGGATGCCGATAGCCAGCCACGCTCGCTTTCTGTCTTGCCACCAGCCTTCGCGTGCGTTTAGCACAGAAAACGGCGGGATGCCAAACTTAGCCGAGAGCGATCCGGCTCCGCTTTCGCCGCTGCTTTCCGCTTCTGGCGCTGGCTCAGCGAATAGGTCGCCAAGTTCATCATCACTGAATCCAGTTAAAGACAAATCGAAATCAAGGTCTTTCAACTCGCCAAGCTCAAGAGCAAGCATGTCTTCATCCCAGCCGCTATTCAGCGCCAGCTTATTGTCAGCGATGATGTATGCCTTGCGCTGTGTCTCGTTCAGGTGATCGAGCCGAATGCAGGGAACCTCTGCCAGCCCGAGCTTCTGTGCTGCCATGATTCTGCCATGCCCGGCGATGATGCCATTGTCGGCATCGATAAGGACCGGATTGGTGAATCCGAACTCTCGGATCGATCCGGCAATCTGCGCCACCTGTGCCTCGCTGTGGGTCCGGCTGTTCCTTGCGTATGGAATTAGCGCACTTGTCTTGATTTGCTCTATTTTTGGTTTGTTCTTCATAAAATTTGCTATAGCACAAATGGCTTTCCAATCATCGCCCTTGCCTGTTTTAAGGCATCCAAAGTCGGTCTGCCGTCTGTTCCTATTGCCCCGGGTCCGAAACGCGCCACGATGGCACGTTGCGCCTTGGCGCGAATCTCTGGGG